GGGCTGGAAATCGTTTTCTAAGCCATCAGCCATATAATCATCGCCAGTTGGTGACGTGATCATGCCCATCTTAGACGCGCCAATACGCGCCGCAATCACCTCTGCCTCACGATAGGCATGAAGCATTTTCAACGCAGACATCGCAGAAACCATAAATGGTTCGCCGCGTGTCTGATGGGTGCGGTTCGGCATGAAGATGTGCATCATTTCATCAGCCGGAACGCGGATATGCTTTCTTGCTTGTGGTGTGTGATAATACCTATCACCCGGATGCGCCGTTAAAACGTGATACGCAACTGGACGATGCGCCTTATCCATTTCAACGCCCATACGGATTTGATTGCCATTTGAAAGGGTTTCGTTCTTCTTTTCATCCACCATATCAGCCTCAATAAACTGAATGGCAAACCCATCGCGGTATTTTGAACCGCTTAATTTCTTGATGAAAACCTCGCCATCACGCGCAAGGCTTTCGATGAAAAGACGTTGGCAATCATACCAAGACATACGCCCATCAGCCGTTGGTGATCCCAGACGCCCCCAACGCTTCCAAGCGTTTTCAATAATTGTATTGCCGGGCGCGTCAAGTTTTCCGTCATCGTTACGCGCTTTCACCTGAAGATGAAAGCCGTGATCGCCGACCACGTTTGTTTTCAATAGGTTCATATAACGCCGCGCAAACTCATTATCGCGCACCAGTTCGCGGCTTCTATTCCGCATAACCTCAAGGCTGAACCTTAATTCACCATCGGCTGAATTGCCTGATTGAATAAAATCGCCGAATAAACGGCCTGTCCTTGCCGCCGCATAATTGCGTTTGCTGAATTTTTGCGGCTTGCTATCGCGTTTTAGAAAGTCAAATAATCCCATCAGAAGCGCACCTTAATTGTTGCTGATGTGGCGCGCCCGTTCTTGATGTGATCCTTACGATGTGCCATCATCGCCTCACGCCGATAATAATCACGCCATTCGACCAATTCGCTTGGCGGCATCTTTGAGAGCGATCTGCCGTTGATTGAATAAGATAAAACATCAGCATCGGCGCGGCCTTGCAATACTGTCTCAATCTTATCAACCATAATTTCGGCATGAGAACGCGGATCAACATTGTTATCGAGATCAGTAATAATGTCCCAAGAACCAGTTTGGATAACAATGCGCTCGCTATCGCTAGTGCGCGTGACCTCAAGTTGCCAGTGATGATGCCCTAGATCGAAAGCCGCACTTGTGACGCTGGTGATTGTGAAAAGATAATCATTTCCATCTGCTGATCCTGTGACCGTAAATTCATGAGTGCCGCCACCCGATGAAATGCGCGAAACATACGCCACAGTATAAGTTGAAGACGGATAAGTTGTTGCTAGGTCTTTCTTGCGCCAAACAACCCGATCACCAACAACAAGATGGTCAGGTTCGATGGTTGGCGCATTGTCTGTATCAAATAAATTTACCGCCATTAACGCCATCCATTAACAAAACCGCCACGCCCAAAATTTCGGCGCGCTGGTGTTGACCTTTTCTGCTCATCAGGCTTTTCAACAACCTGATGGTTTTTCCTGTCTGCCAATGTGTTCAGGTTCAAGTTCAAAATAGCCAAAGCCCCTATCGCATAAACCCGGCAGTCAAGTGCTTCATTTCGCGTCCTTGTCTTTACAAATTCACGCCGGGGAAACCCTTTGTGAAATTTTGTTATAATCTTCTCTGATGCCGCCAACTGCTTAAAATACTCATCAGGACGGTCATCAGGGAAATGACAAAACCCTGCGCCTTCTGATTGTATCTTAAGACGCGAAAAAATCAATTCTTTAATGTTGTCCACCCCCAAAGTGAACAATCTTATCTTCCCGATGTTATTTCTGGTCGGTCTGGACACGATTGGACGGCTTTCGCCAGCCATCCCTTTTATGGCGAAAATGCGGCGACCTTCACGCGGCCTGACGAAATTATAAACGGCTTGCGTGTAGTGACCGCCGCTATCAATACAGGCGGCGCGGATGTCTATGGTGCGGTCATCTTCTGTTTCATATCTGGTTTTTAGCAATGTGTCCAAATCGTTCCAGATTTGTGGCGTGGATGGATCGCCATAAATAACTTTATAATCAAGCGACCAACTTTCTTCATCGCGTCCCCAACCGACCACCTCAACCTCGATGCGATCATTCTGCACGTCACAACCAGCAGTGATCAGAACAACGCGATGATCAACTCTATTGCCATACGCTTCAGCGCGTTCTGCGATTGCGTAATCATCAATGCGCTCACCCTGATCCTCCCAACTTTCTGCAAGAGTGGTATTCACAAAAACGCGCAACGTGTCAGGCATGACTTTTGCGTTCATAAAATCTTGTGCAATATCGCCTAAAGGCGTCCACGGCGAATAAAGCCCAGATAAATGAAATCCAGCCGTGCCGTTAAATTTTTCACTAGCAACCCATTTTCCGTTTTTGATGGCGCGGTATCGCTTCGCGTCATCCCAAGCACTGCCACAGTCTTGACATATATATTCGGCTGTTTCTGGCGCGTCTTTATCCCAATGGACATTCTGCCATTCCATTTTTTGACTGTGACCACAATCAGGACACGGCACATAATAATAACGCTGATCGCTTTGATCAAAAGCGGCTTCGATTCTTGACGCGCCTTTATTGGTTGGCGTTGAAACCATCACTATTTTGCGGTTATGCGTAAATGTTTTAGTTCTGGCAATTCCCAAATTAATTGGATCGCCTTCTGATCCGGCTGATGCCGGATAGCGATCTACCTCATCAAAAAACACAGCCCTTACTGGACGCGCAGATAGCCCGGCAGGGCTATTTGCGCCAACAATAGCAAGGTAGCCGCCCGGAAAGGATTTTTGATAAAGTGTGTTGCCGCTATCCCTTGATCGCGCGTCTTTTACCTTATTTTTAAGTGCTGGCGTGTCACGCAACATCGGCGCAAGTCGATCATTTGACCACATTTTCGCCATTTCGAGAGTGGGCTGGACAATGAGCAAAGGAGACGGTGATTGATCGATGAAATATCCAACCGCATTATTAATAATTTCTGTTTTGCCAACTTGCGCGCCCGTCATGAAAACAACACGCTCAATAGTGGGATCAGATATGGCTTGCATCATGCCACGTTGATACGGCGCGCGATCAGTCGACCAGAAACCCGGTTCAGCCGATGCCTCTGGTGATAGTCTTCGGTATATATCAGCCCATTCGTCAATCGTTAGATTTGGCGGCGGTTGCATCATTTCCAGCACTTGCTGGCTGATCTTCGCCACTGTCGGATGACCTGATAGGGTTAGTGACTTTGACTTTGACATTCGCTATTTCCTGCAACGCATCATAAATATGATCTTTTAAGATGCTTTTAACCTCAACCATTTTTTCGGCGGCATATACCTCTGGCGCAACGCGCTGTGGAAATGCCAGCAATTTTTGACGCATATTTTGTGCAACTTCAACCCAAGCCGCTTCAACATCGTTTGCCGGGATCAACTGCTCTTCAATCTGCGCTTTTTCCATTTCGGCAAGATCGGCTTTGACCTTTGTAAGCCGGGTGCGGTGCGCGTTGTAATCGTCACCGTGAACATCAGCGCGCAATCCACGTTCACGCAAATATTTAATATATGCGCGAACAACAGGCACAAGTTCATATCTGCCGCGTGATTTCTTTGGAATAACGCCCTGATTGACAAGTTGCAAAACGCGCTGTGGTGTTAGGTCTAGTAGTTTTGCAATCGTATCTAGCGGAAAGGTTTGGTCAGACATTGCTCAACTCATTAAACGTCTTGCCGCTTTCTGCGTGGATCGCTTCCTTGCCAGTGTAATCCTGCCATCTTTTCACGATCACATCGACATATTTTGGATCGATTTCAATCCCATATCCTGATCTGCCCAGTTTCTCAGCGGCGATGATTGACGTGCCAGTGCCGCAAAAACAATCAACAACACCGCGACACTTGTTCATCAGATCGCCAATAATAAACTCTGGCAGATGAACCGGGAACGTCGCTCCGTGTATTTCTGCAAACTCATTGTTCCTTTGTGGCGGTGCTTGATAAACATTTGAAAACTTACCCTGCCAATTAGCATATGGTATCGATCTAGACGCGTTTTCTTTATTGCTAAAAATAAACAACCACTCATATCTTGATGAAAGAACGCCTTTCGCCATTTGCGGAGCGGCATGACCTTTGTCCCACGTTATGATGTCAATCAAATTTGATGAATAATCAGACATCAACTTCATTAATGGTCTTTTTGATTTTGCCAGTGGTTGCAGATTATAAACAGCAACATCACAAAAAGATAAACCAGAATTTAGTGATGATTGTATCAGATCAATGTATTCATTATCAGACGCATCATCACTGTATTGTTTGTACGCAGATTCTCCTTTGCTCATCGATTTGTTGCCGCTTAATTTTATTGAGTTCCCCAAATTATATGGCGGCGAAGTAAAAACAACAAATCCGTGAGGTATTTCCAGTCTTTCCCATATATCGATTGATGTTGCATCGCCGCAGATTATCTTATGTGATCCCATCATCCAAACGTCGCCCAAGACGCTGACAGGTTCTTCGGGTGCTTCGGGAACTTCATCTTCATCAACAAGACCTTCTTCGACCGCCTCGACCAGAAGCGCGTTCAGTTCGTCGTCGTCAAACCCGGTCAGCGACAGGTCGAAATCAAGTTCTTTCAGTTCGCCAAGTTCAAGCGCAAGCATTTCATCATTCCACCCGGCGTTCAGCGCAAGTTTATTGTCAGCGATAACATATGCTTTCTTCTGCGCTTCGGTTAAATAGCCCAGCCGAAGACAGGGAACTTCTTTCATTTTAAGGCGTTGCGCCGCCATCGTTCTGCCGTGTCCGGCTATAATAACACCCTCGCCATCGATCAAAACAGGGTTGGTGAAACCGAACTCTTTGATGGAAGCCGATATTTGCGCCACCTGCTCGTCTGAATGGGTGCGTGAATTACGCGCATATGGGATCAATTCTTCGGTCGAGATGTATTCGATTTGATGTTTCATTTTATTCCCCAGTTAAAATTAAAGCCCCTGTTAAAATTCTGTCGCTAGAAAAATGTTGCGGTCGCGCGTTACCCGCAAGGGATAATGCTAGGAAGGACCCATTCACCTGCGGCGCGCTGTCATTCTGGCCTCACGGAAGCGTTTAGCAAAGTATTTATCAAAGTCAGCGCGCGCCTTGCGTCCACCATCTTCATAGAACGGGAAGCGTTTAGGAATGCGCACAGGTTGTTGTTCTAATAGATAGAGCCGCTTTAACGGATAACGTTTTTGTGTGCGGCGTTCTAGGATCATCTCTTGATTGCCAACCTTTTGAACAAACGCGCGCGGCCTTCCCAGCACAGTGCGTGGCTTGTGTCTATTGTACGATGCACGACCGCGCACTTGTGGACGGTCTTGCCCGGGAATAGCGATAGACTTGCCGCGTGGCGTCTTGATGCCGCCTTCGGCTTGATCAACCATATAGTTTCTGCCAAGACGATCATACACAGCCGCAGATAGTTTGCGCTTCGATGGCGACCGTTCGACACGGAACATAGCGCGCGCAAATGATTTGTTTTTGACCTCAAACGACTTTGGATAGGTTTTCTCAACGATGTGCTTACGCAAAGCAAAAGCCGTATCGTTAAGCGCGCGATGCGTGGCAAATGGAATTTGATCTTTGCCAAACGCATCAATCGCTTTTGCTATCGTGCTGATGTTGGTTGTGACTTTGATTTCCATCACTGCACCGTCAAGTGATCGGGATGAAAGATCACGATGTCATCGTCATCGTTTGCATCGAGGATGGCGTGATCGCAATGATCGCAACATATCTTTGCGCTGAATTCTTCCACATAGCCAAGCGTTTCGCGTTGGCATTTAGGGCAGATCACCAGATCGTTAAAAAAATAAACTATTGGCATAACTCCATCACCGTAATGCAAAAAGTTCCCCGGCGCAATGCCGAGGACAGTGGGGAGACATTATTCTCGCGTAAAGTCTTCATAGTTTACCACATTAGATTGAGTTGTACATTCCATACCGATTGCCGCATATCCAGCGATGTCGAGCCAATTATCATCTTTCGGCTGGTTTGAGTTGCGGATAAGTTTAAGCGCAATCATCATGTTTGCCACGTTTGCCGGGCTAACAGGAAATCCCAGAATGATCGTCCACATATCCGCAATGTCCTGATGCACCTCAACCGCGCCGCCGTAACTCTCGCCGCGTTCTTTCAAGATGCGTCCAACCTCTTCGATAAATTCTTCTTTTTTCATGATAACCTCTTAAAACGGGATTTCATCGTCAATCATATCCTTCGCTGGTGTCACTGATGTAACAGCCGCACCGGGGCAAGTCTCTTTGATCTTGTTGAGTTGATCTGTCAGTTTTTTCTTTTCAGCCCCGATGAAATTAGCGATCTCTTCTAAACTATACACGACCAGTTCACGATTGTCTCTTGCAACCTTCCCGGCTTCCGCAAATGTCTTAGCAATCGCCAGAACACGTCCATCTGGTAATGGCGTCTCCCAATACTCACCCGTCAACGGCTTCATTCCATCCTCTAAGGCTTTCTTCTCAAGCGCGACATAAGCGCGACACATGACCTGTACCTGATGCTGTACATCTTTACCATCATTCGCATCAATCGCGGCGTTTAACTTATCGCGTTGCAGATAGAAGCGATCACGCATTTCAGACGGCACAAGTTCTTGTAAGCGATCAACGCCCCATTTGTTTTCGTATTCGCTCACAACATAATCATGTTTGACCAGCGCATCCTGT